GACCGCGCGAAACCCCCGCGCCGCAACGAGTGGCCAAAAACCTTGGGGAACCACTCCCAAGGGAAACACACCACCCGAAACGGGGGCCGCTGCTGGTCACCCTATGCCGCGATCGTGATCTCTTGGAGAACACGCGGGCGGATGCACATCGGGAGCGTGTTCGCTTCCGTTGTGATATCCCAACCACGCTCGAACTTCCGAGGAGCCTGCTTCGCGTAACGTCGCAGGCCGATCGTATTCGCCGTCTCGTTGAATGAGGCGGGTGCGTTGTACTGCCGGAACGTGTTGGTCGTCCCGATCGGGATGACCTGCGCCTTGTTAATGGGAATGAAGTCCCGCTTGTTGCCAGCAGAATCTAGTGCCTGGCCACGGTACTGCTCCCACATGATCCCGCCGTACGGGAACGCAAGTCGCGGATCCTGTCGAAGGAACGCTCCTTCCATGTACCGATCGTAGGCGAGCTTCACCTCCGTTCGACTGATCAGGATCTCCCAGAAACCGGGAGAGCAGAGCGCGAGCGTAGAAGACCAAGTGTCCCCTTGCAGGTTGTCTTCGATATGGTTGAGAACCGCAGGGCAAACCACGTCCTTCAACTCAGTTTCTGGATCTGCGTCATGATTCCACGCAGTCGTCTTGATGACACCAGCGCCATCAGTCCCAGCGATGTCAAACTCCTTGAAGAAGTCGTAGATGACAGAGCCATCCGCATCGAGCACCTCACCACGAATCGCACCCGCGCGCAAATGCTCGAGCGTGATGTCATGGTTTGCCGCACACTGCATGAGTTTGTCACTCATGCAAGATGTCAGCGTTGCCAGAGAATTGTCCGATCCGAACATCCGCACGTCCTGCACGTCTTCCGGCATGACTGCATCGTCATGGGGAATGTGCGGGATCACGAACGGACGCAGGTCGCGCTTCATGGCACCACCCTGCGTGGCTTCACCACCACGCGGAGCTGTGTTGAGAAGCGTCAACTGACCGTGCCTACGTTCTACGGTAACGGTCGTTGTCGCCACTCCACGTTCCTGAAACAGACCGAGCTCGCCGATCCGTCCCCACTGAATGGGGATCAGGTTGAGGCTGTCAGTGAGCGAAGTGACACTGAAAGCCGGATTGTCAAAGGGATTGTTCATCATAGCTTGACTCCTTATGCCCTAAGATGCCGGGGCCGAGGGGCCAGGCTGGGTTTCATTCGCGTTCGTGCTACCGGACAGTCCGATACCGTCGCTTACGCGGATGCCGAGATTCAGCAACCCCGTCTTGACGAATGCGGCCGTCTGGCCGCTGAGATTGATCGTGGCTGCATTGACGATCGCGTCGCTCCAGATAATGATCGCTTCAGCACCAATCGCTGCGTCGTACAGAACAACGCCGATTATCGGATTCGTTCCCGCTGCTGCGAGAATTCCAGTATCGGGGCCTTCGACCACTTGGCCGCTAACCACTGCAACTGCACCAACAACAACATTGCGTCGCGAACGAAGTTTCTCAGCCTCGCTCTTGAGCCAGTCACCGGGGTATGTCGATTCTCTATGCGCCGTCATTTATCGCGCCTCCGGGGTGATGCCCGCAGCCTTCAGCCGACGAGTCATCTCATTGACGAGCGCCTGTGAATCGTGCTCGTGCTTGGTTGTGATTGCGGGTTCACGGGAATTGATCTCCTCGTCATTCTCTTCCGAACGTCGGGCGAGAAGCGCGGTGCGAACATCAACAACCGTTTTGCCTTCGGAGATGAAGGCCAACGCCTGATTGGGGACTCCAGCCAAGGCGCAGAGATCAATGATCTCCTGATTTCGAGCCTGAACATTGTCGCGAGCTACTTCACCAGCTCGCTCTCGTTCGGCGTCGAGATCGATGACTTCCGCGGTTTCATTCTCTGCGGTCGCCGTCGTTGTGGAATGATCCATAATTGTTACCTCTTCTTCTTGGATCGAAGCGGCGACGGCGACGGTACTTCCGTCAACTCCTCCCGCTTCTGCGGCAGCCCCGAGGGCTGCGTCAAAGTCGCCAATCGCATCGGCCAGTCCGACACTCAATGACTCCTGTCCATGGTAAGTCGCTGCCTCGGTACCGAGTACAGCGGACATGTTCATATTTCGGTTTATCGCGACACGTTCTGCGAACATGTCGCGCAGAACGTCAACTCGTGTCTGCAATTCGGTCCTTGCGCGCTCCGAAAGCGGCTCGTGGACCGAGAAGTCGTTCTTCCGATCACCGGAGAACACCGTGGTGTACGTCCAGCCCATCTGGGACTCCTCTTTGGAGTACTCGACGTGGGTCGCAATGACACCGATCGAACCAACCCCACCAGTAGGAGTCACGCTGATGCGCGATGCGGCAGACGCAATCGCGTACGCTGCGGAGTAAGCATCGTCATTCGCCATCGCATGCAACGGCTTCTTGCTGCCAGCATCGCGCAAGAATGCACTGAGCTCGAACGCACCGTTGACCACGCCACCACCTGAATCGATATTCAGAAGCACAGATCGAACAGAATCGTCCTCGAGCGCCATACCGACCTGACGCTGGATGCCGGTGTAAGAAGTCATGTACTGCGACTCCTTCATCAGCGGTCCCTTCACGTCGATCAGAGCGACGCCGTCGCGAACGGCGTACTGATCCTTCTTCTCGCCGCCAAACAGGAGGTCGAAGAACGCCTCTGCGTCTGCGTTGCCAGAGCGAATCGCGAGCAAGGCGTCGAGCCACCCCTTTTCGAATAGAATCGGCTTATTCAGAATGCACTGGGCGAATTCCGCCATGGGATCGGGGCTGTTCATTTCGATAATCTCCTAGCTTGCTCTCTGCATATCGTCATCGTCATCACCAGTACGGTTTCCATCGTCTCCACCATCCTGATCTGACGCGTTTATGATTGCCACGCGCTCTTCTTTGCTCACAATGCCGAGTTTCTCAATTCGCTGTTGGTCTTCGGCGATCTCGGTATCCACTGTCAACGCGTCGAATCCACGGTCAGCGATGACTGCAGAACGAGATGTCAGGTTCAACTGAAGCTCCTTCTCGATCGCATTCATCTCCTTGTGAGGATCGGCGTGCTCGAATCCTTGCGGGATCCAGCGCACACGCATCGCCTGACGCGGAGTAATGCCAGCAGGGACCGATATACGGCCGCTGAGTACCGCTGTCTCGAACCAGCGCCTATAGATGGGGCGGCACATCTGGTGGATGATCACATTGTGCTGGAATTGCTTCATGGCGCGTCTGAACTCGATCAGCGCGGCCCTGATTGAACTGAATGTAACCTGCTTGTAGTCGCCGGTTAGCATCTCGTAGGTGATATCTGCTGCAGTGGCCAGCAAGCGATGCTGAACGGTGTAAAACATCTCGTACTGCCCCGTCACGTCTGCGGGGTCACTAAATTTGATCTCGTGGCCAGGCGGAAGTCGCTGGTAGGTACCCGGCTCGAGACTCGCAAGCGGCAGGTTCATCACGCCGTAACCCAGCGATCCGGCACCAATCGGATCCTGGGACTCAATAGACGGAGTCTGCTCAAACGCAACGAACATCGCCGCGAGTTGCTTACGGAGCAGCTCCGCATCATCGTACTTCTGCTATTCTGTCCACTTGGTGAGGATCGGAGCCATGAACGTCACGCCGCGAACCTGACCGGGCCGCTTCGCTTCGAAGATGTGAACGATCTCGCTCGCCTTCACGCGGACGCGAGGCTGATTCAACAGGTTCATGAATAGGTCGTTGGGGTGCTGCTTCCAGAAGTGGTACGCGCGGCGCCTACCCTTCTGCGAGAATTCGATGCCGGCACGGATGACACCATTGCGTCCACGGTCTTCATTGCGTGAGTTGTCGAGAAGGTCAGCCTCGAGGATCTGTAACTGGAGCGGAACCGAGATTCCTGCGTCCATTGCATCGTCTTCAGACATGTGCCTGAACCTGAAAAAGCAATCGCCAGACTCACGCATTGAACGGCAGGCAAGGGACTGCAACCCGTAGAAGTCAGATGTTCTGTCAATGTCGCAGTCCTCAACGAACTCCTGCCAGGCTTCTGCAACGCTTTCTCGGAACTCCTCATTGTCCACTTCGGGCAGCGGACGGATGCCGGTCCCCACGGCGTTGGCAACGAATGCGTTGATCGCCGATGCGGCCAACGGGTTATTGCGGATCGCGTCTCGAGCGCGGTCACGAAGGGTGATGTTCTCACCAGAAGCGACGAGCGTATTTACACCAGCCGACGTTGCTAGCCAGTTGCTTGTACGGTGAGTATCGTAACCACCAGCATCGTAACCACTACCAACACCGTAACCGCTAGAGAAGCCATCGTTAATCGATGCAGAGCTCGTAGGCTTACCGTTGTGGTCAAGTATAAGAGGAGCTGTCGGAGTCATTAGCGTCTCCACCCACTTCGTGACTGGAATACAGCCTGCATAGCCACTGGTGCTTTGTCGCTCTTTGCGGCGTCCTCTGAATCCATCAAACTACGTGCTTTGATGAGTTCAGAGATGCTCCGATACTTCGTCCGGTTTCCCTGGTACTCGATCTCAAGTTCGCCAGAAACGATGGCCGCATCGAGCTGATCTTTCTGTTCTTGGGTCCATCCCATGTGGATTCCTCCGAAATACAAGAAAATGCAAGGAAATCGGCGAGTTACGGCAATTTGAAGACCGAATTACCGATACCTGTAAGTGGTTGATATTGTTAGGGAAATAATGATGGGACACACGTAAATTTTTGGCTAGCTAAAGAGGGTGCCTCGCGTACCC